GCCATGCCGATGCCGTTCAACCCGCCTAGCCCGGTTCTTATGGAGTTGCTGGGCTGGCTGACGACCGCGGCTAAGGGGGTAGTGACCACCGCTGAGGAAAAGATCGCTGACGTGACCGCACAGGCCCCTGTAGGCACTACTCAGGCGCTTATTGAGCAGGGCGCAGCGGTGTTCTCTGCTATTCACGCTCGTTTGCACGAGTCGCAGTCGCGTGTGCTGAGGATTCTGAGCCGAATCAACCGCTGGTACCTCGAGGACATGCGCCGCGGGGAGGTTGTCGAGGATCTGGACATCACCCGCGAGGATTTTGCCCGGGTCACTGACGTTATCCCGGTCTCTGACCCGCACATCTTCTCTGAGACCCAGAGAATGGCCCAGACGCAAGCCGTCATGGCCATCATGGAGAAGAATCCCGACCTGTTTAACCGTAAGGCGGTGATTCAACGGTTCCTGAAGCAGATCAAGGTGCCGGGTATCAACGAACTGATGATCGACGTGCCGGCGCCGGCCAAGATGGACGCTGCCAACGAGAATGTGGCCATGTCTATCGGTCAGGCGGCCTTTGCCTACCCCGAGCAGGACCATCTGGGGCACATTCAGGCGCACTTGGACTTTGCTAAGAGCCCGCTGTTCGGCGCCAACCCGTTCATTGCCCCCGGATTCCTGCCGAAGGCCATTGAACACATCAAACAACACTTGGTGCTGTGGTACCTGAACCGCATGAACGGCTACGTCCAGAAGGCCATAGGCGCAAAGCATGGACGAATACGAAATGCTGCAAGACCCGAAGGATGTCGACAAGCTGTTCGCGTTGGCTAGTCAGCACGTGGATATGGACACGCAGCAGACGCTACAGGGCATCATGCCGGTCATCCAGCAGATGGTGAAGCAGTCGCAGCAATTCAAACCGAAACCCGACCTCACTCCGGATGGGCAGGTATTGTTGCAGACCAGCATGGCCGAGACGCAACGCCGACAGGCTCGCGATCAGGCGGAAATGCAACTCAAGGACAAACAAGTGGCCGCGCAAATTCAGCGCGATATGCAGAAGTTGCAGTTCGAGCAACAGCAGGCCATGGAAGAGTTGCAGTTGAAGCTTGCGATTGCAACCGGCGACATGGAATTGAAGGAACGCATCGAGACGGCTCGTCTGACGAGGGATGCGGCGCACATTGTGAACGACAAAGAGCGCATCGTCTTGGATTATCAAACCAAACTCGGAGGTCCAAGTGGCTACCAGTAACACCAAAGACGCGCTTCACATCCCGATGCACAAGCGGATCGCCATGGGCGAAAAACTTGATGGCACGTCGTTGCAACCCAAGGGCCAGCAGCCCGCAAAGAACGGAGGCGGACTATCGCAAGCTAAGAAAAAGTAATGGCGACACTAGGTGACCTTATTGGTCAAATCAAGGCGTCACAGGCTGAAATAGCCTTGTCCTTAGCGCAGGGAAATGCGCTTAATTGGGACGCCTACCAACGACTAGTCGGGAGACATGAAGGGCTGCAAGAAGCGCTGTTGATTCTCGACAACCTGATGAAGGGTGATGATGATGAGTGAACCGGTAGCGGTAAACCCCGCTGAATTAGCTTGGGCATTTCCGAGCGTAGACCCCGGTGCGAAGCCTCTTGGTGGCCGTATTCTGGTGCAACTGCGGCGCACAAAAAAGAAGACGACGAAGGCCGGGATCATCTTGGTCAAAGAAACCAAGGAGACCGAGAAGTGGCAGAACATGGTGGCCAAGGTCATCGAGATCGGGCCGCTGGCGTTCCGCAAGCGCGACACGATGGAGCCGTGGCCGGAGGGCAGTTGGTGCCAGCCGGGTGACTACATCCGCGTCCCGAAGTGGGGCGGCGACCGCTGGGAGGTGAAGGTTCCGGGCGAGGATGACCTCGAAGACCCGGCGCTGTTCATGATCCTGAACGACCACGAGGTGATCGCCAAGGTCACCGGCAACCCGCTGGAAATGAGGGCCTTCCTGTGAGCACCGACAAGCAAGAAGATCACATCGACGTCACCGAGGAGAAGGACGGCAGTGCTGTCGTCGACCTCCCCGACGAACTCGCCCCTCCCGACGATGCCCAGGAAGGGGCCCAGGAGGCCGCAGGAGACGACGGCGGTGACGTGGACAGGCCAGGGGACTCCGACGCCGTCCGCGAGGCTCGTAGGGCCCGCAGGCGCGCCAAGAAGGAGCTCGTGCGCCGCACCAACGAAGAGAAGGACCAGCGCCTGCAGATGCTGCAGCGCCAGAACCAGGAGCTCATGGAGCGCCTGTCTGTCGTGGAGCGCAAGACGCAGTCGTCCGACCTCGCCCGGCTGGACAAGGCCATCGAGGACGAGGAACTGCGGTTCCGCTACGCCACGCAGAAGCTGCAGGAGGCCACGTCGTCCGGTGACGGTGCGACGATGGTCCGCGCGCAGGAGATGTGGTACGAGTCGCGTCGCAAGATCGAGGCGATGAAGAACCTCAAGGAGCGCGCGACGCAGGCCACCCAGCAGCAGGGCGCCGTGAACCCCAACGTCACGCGGCTGGCCAACTCGTGGATGGAGCGCAACGACTGGTATGACCCGTCGGGCAACGACGAGGACACGGCCATCGCCAAGGTGATCGACCGCAAACTCACTGAGGATGGCTGGGACCCGTCGTCGAAGGACTACTGGGAAGAGCTCGATAGGCGTTTGCAAAAGCGTCTGCCGCATCGCTATACTGACTCCGTCGATGACCATTCTCGAAGGAGTAAGCCCCGAAGCGTGGTGACGGGATCGGGACGTGAGGTCGGCGGCGGCTCAAGCCGCTCAACCTTCGTGCTCTCGCCGGAACAGGTGAGGGCGATGAAGGATGCCGGTCTGTGGGATGACCCACAGAAGCGGGCCAGCATGATCAAGCGTTACGCCCAAGAGGCACGAAGCAGGAGCAACTGAAGATGGACGGTCGTCTCAAGAAATCTCTGTCCGCTGGCGGACGTGAAACTCGCGCGAGCGAGGACGCGGTACGGCAAGCACCGGAGGAACAGTTTCACTCGACACAGGAACGTCGCAGGATGTGGAGTGACGAGTGGACACAATCAGCGCTGCCGAAGGTCCCGGACATGCCGGGATGGCACCTTTGCTGGCTATCGACAACCAACGCCTACGACAGCATCGACAAGCGGATCCGACTCGGCTACGTTCCCGTTCGCGCGGATGAGTTGCCTGGGTTCGAGAACTACAAGGTCAAGGCTGGCGAAGACGTCGGTTTCATCGCCTGCAACGAGATGCGCCTGTACAAGCTCCCCATGGACTTGTATCAGGACGTCATGTTGCAGATGCACCATGAGAAGCCCATGGAAGAGGCGGACAAGATCCGCGTCCAAGTGGAGAACCTCCAAGGTGCTCGTGACAGCCGAGGCCGAAGCCTCGGTCAGGTCGAGGGCGAAGGCTTCGGCGATATGGATCGAAACGTCAAGATCCCGGTATTCGCTGGGTGAGACAAAGGAGAAACTCATGCCTTCCACGAGTGCTCCGTTCGGCCTGCGTCCCGCGTTCCATCCCAGTGGTCTGGACCGCGCACAGGCGCTCGCCAACGGAATTCAAGCAGTCAGCACGAGCGGCAACGTCTCGGCTGGCTACGCCACCAACATCCTCAAGGGCCAGCCGGTGAAGATGAACACCGCCGGCTACATCGAGGTCGCCGCAGCCGGTGACTCGTTCCTGGGCGCCTTCGCGGGCGTCGAGTGGACGGACTCCACGGGCCGTCGTCGGGTGTCCAACTACTGGCCTGCGAACGAGTCGTTCCTAGTCGGTTCGGTGGTCGCCTACTTCTACAGCGACCCCAACATCGTCTACGAGATCCAGACCGACGGCTCGGTGGCGCAATCCACCATCGGCGGCGAGGCTGACCTCAGCAACACGACCGCTGGTTCCACGACCACCGGCCTGTCGCAGGCCACGCTGTCCGCCACCGTCGCGGGCTCGGGCACGGCGCAGATGCGTATCATCGACATCGCACCGTACCCCGACAACGCCTGGGGGGACTCGTTCGTCATCGTTCGTGCCACCATCGCCGAGTACCAGTTCGCTGGTGCCGCCGGTACGGCCATCTGACAAGGGAGGCTGAATCATGGCAGCTCCGATGAGAAGTACCGACTTTCGTTCGATCGTCGAGCCGATCCTGAACGAATGCTTCGATGGCGTCTACGACCAGCGCACCGACGAGTGGTCGCGGGTCTTCCGGGAGTCGCAGGGCATCCCCCGCAACTACCACGAAGAGCCCGTGCTCTACGGCTTCGGCGCGGCGCCGCAACTGCCGGACGGCACCCCCGTGTCGTACCAGCAGGGTGGCGTGCTGTTCCTGAAGCGCTACGTCTACAACGTGTACGGTCTGGCCTTCGCGCTGACCAAGGTGCTCGTGGAAGACGGTGACCACATCCGCATCGGGCAGGTGTACGCGCGTCACCTCGCGCAGAGCCTGATCGAGACGAAGGAGACGCTGTCGGCCAACGTGCTGAACCGCGCCTTCAACTCGTCCTACCCGGGCGGCGACGGCGTGCAACTGAACAGCGCATCGCACCCCATCGTCAACGGCACGTTCAGCAACCTGCTCACGACTGCTGCGAACCTCTCGCAGACGTCGCTGGAGCAGATGCTGATCCAGATCCGTCAGGCGGTGGACAACAACGGCAAGCGGATTCGTCTGGTGCCCCGCCAACTGGTGGTGGCCCCGGGCAACGTCTTCCAGGCCGAGGTGCTGCTGAAGTCGGTTCTGCGCGCCGGCAACGCCAACAACGACATCAACCCGATCAAGTCGATCGGTCTGCTGGACGAGGGCGCGGCGGTTCTGTCGCGTCTGACTTCGCCGACCGCATGGTGGGTCCAGACCGACGCGCCGGAGGGCATGAAGCTCCTGATGCGCCGGAAGCTGGAGAAGACCATGGAAGGCGACTTCGAGACGGACTCGATGCGCTACAAGGCCACCGAGCGCTACGA